ATGGCGCATGAATATTCGCTCTCAGATGTGCTTGAAAGGATGTATGAAAATCAGCTGGCCCTTGAAGCAGCCGTGATGGAAATCACGCTCCGCCTTGAGCAACAAGGCTCAGTAGAAGCAGGCGATAACGTGCGAGCCGCCTTAGAGACGATTGGTGAGAACGCCGGGCATATCAAGCAAGGCTTGGCCCGCCTCAAAAGGTTAGAAGCCGATCAGGATAGTGACGGATTGTGAAATGCCCCTGGCTCTCTGAAATCCGCATGGTTTCTGGTCTATGGCAGCTTTTCCATTCAATCGAAAGTGGCCGGGGACTGTGAGAAAATAGATTTGCCTCGTTTCGGAAAATGACTACTTTCCTAGACTTTTCTCCTTTCTTGTCAATGAATCCGGGGAAGTTGCCCTTCCACTCTGCTCACGATAATTCGGCATCGTTTTGTAACCACGTTGCATTTTTTCGCAAAGCTTTGCACTTTGTGAAATTGCCATTTACCCCTGGGAGCCCACAGCGGGCCTGGGCTGCGTACCTGATTGCACCATCCTCGACCTTTGCACAAAAAACAGACGTAAAGCCCGTCGGCGGGAGGGGGATAAGTGCTTTTCTACGCCTTTTTTTCGCGAGGACCACGATTTTGCACCGGAGAGATGAAACCAATTGCGCACGAACTAAAATTGTAGTCAGATAGCCAAATAGCTGTACATTAATACAGTATAATTTTGGATATGGACATGGTTGAGGAAGTGGCCAGGATGGCCTCACAAGACGAGATCGATGGTTCTCTAATCAGCACAGCGGGGAACGCACGGACCTGGAACCCAGAATTTCTTTCACGCGCTGTGACGCTAGTGGGAAACGTTTACAAACACCTACAGAAACGCGTCCTTGCCTTGGGTTCGCCCTCTAAGCGTCAGGAAATTGGTGTAAATGTTGACGCTGCGATGCCGCCCACCTATCGTGCTTGCTCTCTCTGCAGGGGCAGATTTCGCAGCGTAAAATATGGACCTCAGATCTCAATGAAGAAAAGAACGGAAGCTGACTTTGTCAGGCAGGACATTGCTACCCGCAGAAGCACGCAAAATGCGCAAACTAAAAGAAAGTATAATCCTTTAAAATCAGAAAATAGGTTTAGGAAAGTATTTTCGAGAACTGTTATCACAGCACCGGCCAGTATTTCTTTTTTTGAGAAGCGCTACGATGAGTTCGACAAGTTCATAAAAGAACTCAACAAACTATGCCGCTCAGGCCGAATCCTTATAGAACTGAAAAATGTTAGCACTGTAAAAAGCGCAGCCCTATTAGTTCTGTACGCAAATATTGAGCAACTTCAAAAGCTTCACAATGATAAGCACATAATAAAAACCACTTGTACTTCATCAAAAGAAGTCGCCGTAATTCTTCGAACTTATGGGTTCTGGAACCTAACTGGCGAATCAAGATCTCGACCATTGCGAGCTTATCCTGATTCGCTAGAAATCTGCACAATGACCTATGAGGCTCATTTACAGAAAGACAAAAGCGAGCTACGAAAACTTTTAAAGTACGCTCAAGCATCTGTACTCAAAGCTGGCATGCACGAAGGGAAAGTACTTGCGTATAACGCAATTACAGAATCCATTTCGAATGTGTGGCAGCATGCTTACGATGATGACTTCCATGCTAGCCCAGTGCCACTTCCTTTGAGAAACTGGTGGTTCATTGCACAACGTATAGATGACCAGTTTTTTATTGCTGTATATGATATGGGGGCGGGCATACCTGCTACAATTAGCACAAAACCATGGGCAGCTGCGCTCATTGAAACTATTTCCAAATGGGTTGATCTAAAAGGTTACAAAGTTTTGGTATCACCTGACGCCAAAAGTATTAAGGCGGCAGTGGATTATGGGAGATCCCGATTTAAGTTAGATAACCGAGGCAAAGGGTTGACAGAAGCGAAAGATTTTGTACAGCGCAACCCTCACGGTTCTATGCTGATTTTTAGCGGGTTAGGTCACTACGAGTACAAGACTAAAGATGATCAAGAAACTCTTGAAACTTTAGGTTCACAGTTCCGTGGGACGCTAATCCAGTGGAATTTAATGTTGGAGACCAACGATGAAACCTGAAACAACCATCGACGTCGGAAATGAATTTTCCGACATGCCCTTTGGGAGGGATGATAAGGATGGGGAAGACAATGGCCTTCGCTTTAGAAAAGACATATTGCTCAAGCGCCTAGAAGAATATGAGCATGTAATCATTGATTTAAGTAATGTGCTTGGCTGCCCCTCGTCATTTTCGGACGAAGCGTTTGCAGGATTAGTAATTTATGAAGGCTTTAAAAAAGAAGACGTATTAAGACGACTAAGTTTCATCACTGAATTTGATAGCATCAAGAGTAATATAATAAAATACATCTCAGAGGCCAAGCCTAAGGCCAAGTCAAATTGATAGCCATTAAATATCTTGCTGAAACTGGCATTCTTGCGATCGCACTAATGTTCGTAGGATGGGTTTTTGTTTTTAAAAACTCGCGAGCCCTTGCCCGTCAATCCGAAATAAACTCTCTTGCAGCGTCTATAGAAAAGACGCTACAAGAAATTGCAGATGAAAATTATAAGTTCTGGAAAGATGCAGAAAGCGATGACGAAGCTCACCTTGCAAAAAGCAAGCTATTTAGCTCCTACATAGAATACCGATGCAATATTGTAGAGAAAAAAATCAACCTATTATTCGACAAATCGGTAACCTGTTTAAATCCCGCCGTCCCAAAATCAACTTTCCTTCCAGATTCGATCGACTTGGTTGCTAGAATACGAGACAGGTCAACTATAAACTCTGAAAATCTAGCACTTGTTAAAAGCAAGTACGCTCGAATCAATGCCATAAACCATTTAACAATGAAACTTTTTTCCGAGGTATCTAGCTTCATTCATCTTCGCTTTCAACCAATGGCAGAGTGGAAATGGCCAGAAAACTACTAAAATCATTTTAAACCAGTTATTTCGAAAGTCTCACTAAACAATCTCTTCGCTACTTCTGCCGTAGCGAGAAACTTTTCTATATCATCCGAATGTGGTGGCGACTCAGGTATGTGAGAATGCTTAGCGAGCTGCAAACTTAGACTCTGCAATAGGCTAAGAATCTCACATACGATCTGAAAAATATTTACACTTTCAGAACCTATCCAGTTTTTTGGAGCTTGATAAGTTTGCCCCACTTGCGCAACACTCAAGCGCAAGCCTTCAATTCGCTCCTGCATGTCACCACCCACCATGGCGTTGTGCATCTGCCCTACAACCAGGTTCAAATCCCGGCCAGTAGCCTGGTGCAAATCGTCCACCGCCGCTAGGCTCGCGGATCCGCCCGACAGCAGCTTGAGCGCGCCCAGCGCCTCGATCGTTTTCACCCCACCCACAGATTCGCTTGAATGATCGTCTACTGTCCTGGTGTGACTCTGGAACTGCTCGCGGTTATCCAGGGCTTCGACTTCCCGCTCAATCGCCTTGTCCTGGATCTTGCCATCCGTCTGACGCAGCCAGTTGCCGTCCGCGTCCACGCGCTGCTGTGCTGCCTCGCTGTGCTGCCAGACCTGATCGCCTTTCGGCACCTTGGGCATGCTCAGTCCGTGCGGGAGGATCGTTTGAATGTACGGTTTGTTCGGCAGGCCATAGGCGAAGCACACCACCACCTGAGTGCCTTCCTCCGGGAACGCATAGATGCCCATTTCCTCGCCACCGGTGGGCAACGGCAACGGAACGCCGGTGAGCTGAGGCAGTTGCGGATCCGGCTCCCCGTCCGGGCCCAGGACTTCGATGTCCACGGCATAGCGCGGCCGGAAGTCGTCGCAGATCCCGGCGTCGGCCGGCGCGTCGGCCACGGCGATAACCCGGGCGAAGCGCGGCAGGTGGTAACCGCCAGTCAGTTCAGGGAATTGCCGCTCTACGCTGCGGCGGATTGCGTCTTCCATCGGATGGCCATCTGGTCATTGGCGAGCGCCACGCTGGTGACGCGCTCGCCGTTGTTTATCGTTGCACCTGGTCGAAGTCCTGGAAGGGCCGCGACCATCGCGCTTTGGTTGCCCTGGTAGCCGTCGAACAGCTCCGTTGGGATTTGTAGCGGTGCCCGTATGCCGAAAAAGCTGTCGGCCCAGCTCCCCACGAACACTTCGCCGTTGCCCTGTTGGTACCAGGTGAAGTCGGGGATCCCGAACACCCGAGCCAGGCTGTCCATCGCTTGGTAACCGGCCGCCAGGCTGTAGAAATACGGCGCCTTGATGCCGGCGTATGGCCGATCAGGCACCCGAAAGCGCAGACCGGTCTGCTCGCTGATCTCAGCCAACACAACGCGCAGATCGACGTGGCGCAGATTCATCGGCAGCGGGTTGGCCAACACGGCGGTCAGCTCCCGGCAGAACAGCATCTGCTCTACCGCGTTGGCGGCAGTGCAACGCTCGATGTAGCCGATGAAGTGGCGCTGCAGCGTGCTTTGGTTGTAGCCGATATCCAGCGTCACCAGGCCTTTGAGCGGCACACTGGACTGCACCGTGAAGTTCGCCCGGCCCGGGCTGGTGGCGGCCAGTCGGACGTCTTCCCTCACCAGGGCGATCGGGGCGCCGTTGATGGCCAGGACCTTGTGCAGCTTCAATTCTGCTCACTCCCGCCCAGCCACTTGTCCACACGGCCCAGGACCTTTTCAAAGCCGCTCAGCGCAGGGTTGTCACTCGCAGCACCACCGCCGTCGCCTACCGCGTTACCTGGTGCGCCTTGGGCGTCGACCTTGTTACTGGCGCGCCGGCTTTCGACCTTCTCCGGATTGGATTCGCGCTCGCTCAGCGTGAACTGGACAAGCCAGGCCTTAAGGCTGTCGGCCTCCCGGGCACTGACACCTTCGGAAAACTCCACCTGGCGCACGCCGAAAACCTCGGCGGTGTCGTTGACGATCCGGTACAGGTGCAGCTGACCACCGCCGGCCGTGGCTTCGGCCAGGCGCATCAGATCGGTCAGTTGCACCCGATCGACAAACGGAATCATCAGCGAGACGGTGAGCGTCTTGGGCTTGAAGCCCTTGTGCGCCTTGTCGGTGTTGCTGGTCTGGCCCGACATGTCGCCGCTTTCGATACGCAGGTTGGCCGTGACCTTTAGGTTTTTCCCCTGGACTTTTTGCCCGTCGAGCAACAGCGTCATAGGCCCACCAGCTCCTGTACAAAACTCAACCCGGTTTTGCTGCCCACCAGCAGCAGGCCGGCGCACTGCACCCATTCATGCCCTGGAGCGTCGCCGGCGAGCAATTGGCGGCGCAGCTCGCTGGTGTTGCCTGGACCGATCAAACGCGCTCGCATGCTGATGTCCGGACTTCCCCCGGCCAGCAGATTCTTGAGGTCGTTTAACTGCTGATCGCGCCCCTGTTGTTGGGCGCCTTTGCGGGCGGCGAGCGCGGCCAGATCGCTCAATGGCGAGCTGTCGGCGGCATAGCCCTCCAGGACGGCCAATTGGCCCGCCATGGACTGCTTGGCGGCCTTGACCACCGTACAACGCTCCAGGGGCAGCGCCTGCCAGCGCGGCAGCGGGCCAGGGTTGGGGATCTCCCATTTCTCGCTTTCCAGCTTCACCAGGTGTTGCGCCCGACGCTCGGTGCGCACCAGGTCGGGGATCGGCAACAAGGCATTGAACCGGGACAAGCCGCTGGCCAGCTGCTCCAAGCGTGTGCCCAGGAACAGGATCGACAGTGCGTACAGCGAACCGGCCGGGCGACCGTCGTCGGTGACGTCTTCCAGTTTCTTGCCCAGGTGCTCCAGGACGTTCGGCGCCGACAGGAAGCGTTGATAGCCCTTACCCTGACCGATGCCGCTTTGAAATGGAGTCACCACCAGACACGCAGGGGCCTGGCCCAGTTGTTCGGTGAGCGCAGCGCGACCGGCCGCAATGGCCCCTTGTGCCGCGCCGCCGACCGGCCCTGGGCTGGTGGTGGCCAGGCCCTTCAGCCCGGCCAGGCGCTGGGCGGTACTGGCCAACTCGCCGCCGGCCAGGTCCTTCGCGGTGGTCAGACCGCCCATCCACTGCGTGGCCTGCTCCGGCCAGCGCATCGTCACGGGTGCCCAGGTCATGCCGGCGGTGTCCAGGTGATGAGTTTCAATGCTTTCAGGTCCTTCTCTGCCACTGCCTGGGCAACGGCCTGGCGCAAGGTTTCGGCGTGCTGCAACGCGGCCTGTCTGAAACGCACCAGGTCATGGCTGACTTTCTGCAATTGGGCGATGGTGTGCGGCCTGAACGCTTTCACCTGGTCCACGTCGTAACAAGGGTAAACATCATCTATGCCCAGCAGCACCTGGGCATTCAGGTTCACCTGGTCATCGATGGCGCTGCTGTAGCGGTACACCTCGCCCAAGGCGCTGGAGCTGAAACCGCCGGCAATGTGGGTGCTGCATCCGGCGCTGATCGCCTGCAGCGTTTGCTCCTGCAGCATGGCCAGCACAGCGTCGATATCATCGACCCATTCGCCATCTTTCCAGACCTGGTTGGGTCCCGGTTTTTTCAAAGTAAAACGTGCTGGAAGCGGTTCAAACCCTTCGAGGGTTCGCGGCTCGCAGGTATCGATGTTGTAAACAACAACACCGCCGAAGTAGTCCACAAGTTTCCAGGCCTGGCCATTCCACCAGGCAACTGTATTTTCTGGAATTTCCGGCGGTGGCGGGGTTTCCACACAGCCGCCAGGAATTAGGAATACACCTGGCTCCAGCGGAGATTCACGAGCCTCTGCTACACCTACGAACATACCTAGGTGGTCAGTCTGATAGACAAGCTTGTTGGTCATGATTGATCTCAATACTTAATGCAGAAAAGGAGCGCCATGTTTTTGGGGCGGGTTTCTGCGCCACCAACAGCAGCGACCGTCAGGGCGTGTGTGTGGCTGCCACTGGCGCCAATGTCGACACTATGCGAGTGGCTGCCAGCAGCGCCTATGGAGACGTTATGCGCGTGAGCCCCCGCAACCGAAGTCGGAACGTTAAACGTTGCACCAATGGGGTTGCCGTCCAGCGATGGAGTACCGCCACTTGAGTGAATGGAGCCTGGTACGTTGTGAGCATGAGCGCCTTGAGAGTCGGTCGAGGCGCTATGAACGTGCTGACCCTGTGCATCCGTCGATGCTGTATGAACGTGGTTACCAACTGCAGCAGCGGAAGCCGTGTGCGTGTGCGATTGCAGCATCATGTCTTCAAACGAACCAAAAACACGGTTCGGGTCCAGACCACGACCATCATCCCAACCGCGGGGAAACAGGCCACGCATATCAGGCAACGTGAAGGTAGTTGCTCCATCACCGGCACCGTACGTCGTACCAATGCGGGCAAAGAGGTTGGCGAAGGTAGTGCGTGAAATCACCGCACCGTTACAACTCAACCAGCCCATGGGTGGTGCTTTCATCGCGAATGCGGAAACCATGCCGGTCATTGGATCGCTGATCTGCTTTTTCACTTGATTCAGTGCAGCGGTAGTTGCCAGGATTTCGCTGCTGTTGGTCGTAGGGTCGTCACTCTTGGCATTGGGTAAGTTACCCAGCCCTACATCTGCCTTCGTAGTGGCTCGAGCACGCAGCCCAACATAGTCGCCACTACGCGCAGCCAGATATTGAATCAACGGGCCGGGGATGGGCTCCACCGTTCTTAGGTCGACGATGTTGGTTGATGAGATAAAGTTGGCGATCGGCACGCAGTAATGCCGCGCGCCGGCGGCGTCGGTGTAGTCCGACTGATCGCCGTAGACCAACTTCCATCTGGTCACCCGGTCGTTGAGTTGACGTTCCAGGGACACGTCCAACCAGATTTTTCCCGACGGGATGATTCCGCTGATCGGCAACGCTTCGCCCAGGACCACGCGAATACCTTCGATATAGGCGGTTCCTGGATTCACTTGGTATTCGCCCACAATCCTTGTGAAGGCCAGCGAGCTGCCAAAAAAACAGGCGCGGCCGTACAGCTCGCGATTGTTCAAGCGCTCGCGCTCATCGATTCCCGCCAGGCGCACCGTAAAGTCATGCTGCCAGGTGCTGGCATCGATGGTGATGCCGGTTAACGCCATGGCACCGTCGAAGGCCAGCAGAAAATTTCGGGTGACGTTGTTACCAATCTGGAGCGGCGGCACGTTTTTGCGTTTCTGCTGCATCGGCACGGTGGACACAGCACACAGCACCCCGTCCTCATCCTCCAGGCCAATCCAGTTGAAATTCCAGTCACCGATGTCCGATCCCAGCTGGGCGCTGTACACCACCTGGTTCGGGTTCACATAGCCGGCGTTCTGCGCGGGAATGTTGTACACATGAACGATCTGCGCCGCTGGCGGCTTGCCAGCAGCGCGATCAATCGGCGCGGCAGGGTCCAGCCCGGGCACATTGGCGAAGATGAATTTGCTGATAATCAGCGGCTTTCTTTGGCTTTGCTTCAGGGCTATTTGGCTTTCGCCGGCCAGGGTGATATTGGCGCTCACGGTACGGTCCTAAAGGCTGGCAACCAGCGTTTGCTGGTCGTCGTTGAAGTCCACCACGGCGATTTGTAGGGCCATGGGGGTGATGGTCACGAAGTCATAGCGTCGGCACGTCCGGCCGTACTGCTGGATCAACACGCGCAGCAACTCGGGGTTGAGTGACAGCTGGGTGTTGCTGAACTTGAGCTGGATAACGTCCCAGTCCCGGTCGGGTTGGCGCTCCTCAATCTCGACGTAGCCCACGCCCAGGCGCTCAAAAATACGCTTCATGCCCGCAGTGCTGCCGGCGTCCACGGAGTTGATAAAGGCGTATTTCACCCGCAGGCGAAACAAGGCCTCGGGCTCGCCTTGAAAACGCGTGACGTCGCGCTGCCAGGCCCACAGGTCGAGAATGCTCATGTGGCAGGTGTCAGGATCGATCTGCGAATAAGGCCAGCGCAGCCAACCGGTGACGGTTTCCCACCAGGCCTGGGCGGCCTGAGTGAGCTTGGAAAGCTCGGTGCCTTCAAGCCAGAACGGCAACTTGAGCTTGATCAAAGGATCACCACTTTCAGGCTCTGCAGCCGGGGGATCGACAGCCCGCTGACGATATCCCCCATGGGCACAAACTTGACGGACTCGATACCCCGGAACTGCTCGTGCAGCTCCTGCGCCAGGCGGCTGATACTGAATCGCGATTGGGGATAAGTGAGCGTGGGCTGGTAGTCCCGAGGCGTGCTTTCGCGGAATGCGGCTCGCACAAACAATTCGATTTCATGCGTGAGGTCGGCGATCTGCGCCGGCGTCTGGTTGGCAAAGGGCCAGACGTTTACCTGGAAGCTGACCAGCTGTTCAGGCATGACCATGGCCAGCAGATCGTCGCCATGGCCGTGGTTGCCCTGGTCGCGGATGTGCGCATTGATCTGGTCCAGGTAACTGCTGGCCGGTACGCCGGCATCGAACAGCACATAGGCGTTTGCGCTACCTGGTCCGCGTGGTGCGCCGTGTTCGAAGTAGACGCCATCCGGCCGTACGCCTGGGAAAGCGGAAATCATGGCGCGATAAACAGCGTCTGTGTGCCACTGATTCACCGCCGAGAACTGGTTGCGCACCCGTAGGCGCAATTGGTCGTTGGGCTCCGGATCTGCACCAGGTGATTCCAGCCAGCCATCGTTGTTGACCACCTGGACAATGCCCGGGACCGGGACCGGCAAGATGGCGTAATAACCAGGTGCGAGGTTAAAACCGCTGCCAGATTCGAGCGCCTCCACCGGCACTTCAAGTTGGAGTTGCCCCTGCTGGAAGGTCGCGGCGGCGGTGGTAATGAGCTGGTAAACGTTGCCGTTGATAGCGGCCGACTGCACCACAATGCCTTTTTCCAGCTCCATCACGCCGTCAGGTGTGGTCCGCGTGAAGAGCACTTTGCCTTTGGCCTTGGTCGCCCCTTTGCGCTCGACATTGACTGCCCAGGCCAGCGTGTCCAGCCAGGCGTCTTCTGCTGTTTTGACAAAGAAGTTGGGCAGCACCGTCAGGCACAGGAAGTCCAGCAGCCACAGCACCGGCTTGGTGACCAGGGCGGTCATCACCCGCCAGAACGGCGAATAGCTGCTGGTGTTGGCCACCTTGGCGCCCTGGGCTTCCACCTCCTTTTCCCAGGCGGCTTTCAGGCCTGCCTCCGTGGTCGGGATGCCCGTCTCGGCAATCACCTTTTTAAAATCGACGCTCACAGGCTTACCTCAATCGATCCGAATTTCAGGGTTTTGGCCGTGACCAGGTAGACGCCAGGCTCCTGCTGGGTAATGCGCGCCGTGCCCGGCACCAGGCGTTCGTCGTCCTCCACCAGCAGCTCCAACTGCTGGATACAGTCGCGTTGACGCAACCGATCACGCTCGGCGACCAGGACGACCAGGAGCCCGCTGTCGCGGATCATGTGGGCGATGTCCTGGGCGATGCAGGCGCGGTCATCGATCAGTTGCGGCTGGCGCGACGGATCCAGGGCCAAGTCGTTGTCCACAATCAACAGATCCACGTACTCGCTCATCCGCCCACCGCCATGGCCACCATGTTTTCCATTTCCAGCGGCGTCATCGCCTTGCCGGTGTGGATATTCACGTTCTCCACATGCGTGCCCTTGTTCTGGCTGCTGCTGTTGTTTTGAATGCTGGTCAGCAGGCCACCAGGTGGCACCGCTGCCGGACGCGTAGGGGAAAGGCTGGGGATGGCTGCGTTGATGGTCTGCTGGGCTTTCTGCGCGGCGTTAGCAGTGTCAGCGGCGTTGGACGCTGCATCGACGCCGGGCACCTCGGGCATGCCCCCGAAGCGCGCTTCGATGTTCACGCCCGGGATGCTGTTCAGCAGCTCAATCACGCCGTTCACGGCCTGAGTGAAAATGCTGACGATGCTGTCCCAGGCGGCCCGGGCCATGCCTGACCAGCCGCCCATGGAGTCGAACCAGTCGGAAAGCTTCTGGAACTGTTCAGCGACGAATTGAAAAGCGGCCGTGTTCATCAGCGCCGTGGTCCATTCGTCCCAGTAGGAGACGGCCGCGACGACGATCGCGACCAGGGCCACGATGGCGACCACAATCCATACCACCGGGTTGGCCAGCAGCGCCGCATTGACCAGCCAGATGGCGCCTTGCCAAAGCAGCATGGCGCCGCGCACCAACGCCAGGCCGGTGCTCAAGGCATAGATCACAGCCATGTAGGCCAGGATCGCCAGCTTCTGCAGGACGAAGCCAGCGACGGTGCGCAGGTTCAGCAACTGGACGACCTTCCAGACCGACACCAGGCCCATCCAAGTCATCCTGGATACGCCTACCACCACGGTGAGCAATGACATGGCCGCCACGATGCCCATGATGGTCAGCGCCGTGATGCCGATCACGCGGGTGATGTTGGGGAACAGCTGCGACCAGCGCACCAGGGTCTTGCCGATCTCGATCATGCGGTTCATGAACGGCGTGAGCACCGGGATCAGCACTTGGCCGAACACCACGCGCATGACTTCGACCAGGGACGCCCACTGTTGCCATGGATCGACCATGGCCCTGGCCATGCTCTCGGCGTTCTCCAGGCCGCGCACCTTGCCCAACTGCTCGATGCCGTTGCGCAACCGGCTGGTGTCCTTGGCCAATGCGCCGATCACCTGGGCGCCTTCGCCGCCGAAGGCCTCCAGCAGCTTGGCCCCGGCCGAGGCGCTGGTTAGGTCGCCGAACTTGCCCTGGAGCTTGTCCAGGATGGTCATCATGGGCAGGATCTTGCCCTGCTGGTCGGTGAACTTGATGCCCAGTTTGTCCGAGGCGGCACCGATATTTTCGAAGAATGCCTTGTAGCGTCCGCCGGCATCGCCGCCTTCCATGGTGCTGCTCAGGGTGCCGATCACCGCCATCTGTTCGGCCAGATCCACGCCGGCCGTCGTGGCAATGGCGCCCGCCTCCTTGAAAGCGTCCTTCATCGCCGCGCCACTGGTGCGAAAGAGCTGTACCGCCAGGGCCGTCTGGCCGCCAAGCCTTTCAACCCATTCGCCCTTACCCATCGCATCGGCTTGGGACTTCTGCAGGTTGTAGAGCGTGCCGACGTATTCGCCCATGGTTTCGGCATCGGTCTTGGTGGCCTTGGCCAGCAGGTTGCTGGTGTTGGTGAAAACGGCCAGTTGGTTACCGGCCAGGCCCTTGATGGCGCCCTCGATCAGGTACGCCGAGGCGACGAACTCTTGGGCGTTCTCGCCGTAGTTCACCGCGAACTCCAGGGACTTGGCATTGAGCGATGACAACGCATCTTCGGCCACGCCCAACGATCGGACATCGCCCAGGGCGCGGTTGACCTCCAGGGCCGGCTCCATGGACTCGCGGATCCCGACCACGCCAGCCGTCAGCCCACCCAAGCCCAGGCCGATGGTCTTGATGTGCTTTTCGCTCTGGTCGGCCAGCTCGGAAAAGCCCATCTTTACCTTGCCCAGGGGCGCGGTGACTTTGTCTTGCAGGCTCAGGATGAAAGCCAGGCTGGCGCTACGGTCTGCCAATGTCGTTACCCGTTCAGCGCAAGGGCAATGCCGTTAGCCACGGCAAATTCCATGCGTCTCCAGTGTTCGTCCTCCAGCCACTTGGCCGTTCCCATCACCTCGGGCGTGGGTTCGGCTCCAGGTAGCCAGCGGTTCGTCAGGGCCATCAGCTGACCCAGGCCGTTTTCGCTTAGGCGCTCAGCGTGCTCGAGCGCTTTTTTACGATCACCTCAACGTTGGGGGCGTACTCCTCGAGGAGCGCGCCGGCGAGCTGCATCACCATCACCGGGTTGGCCAGCAAGGGTTTCAGGACGGCCTTTTGTTCCTGCAGTACGGTGGTCATCAACAGGTTGTTGCCCGGGGCGACTTTGTTGGTTTGGGTCAGGGCGTTGAAGTACTTGGTCACATCAGCCGGGGTCAGGTTGAAAGTGAATTCCTGGTCGCCGATTTCCAGGGTGATTTCGGTGTTTTGTTGGCTCATGGGGTCGCTCACTTTTGAAGGTTGGGTAAAGAGTTTCCCTGGTACACCGGCGATCGCCGGCACACACCAAGGGCGTATTGCTGCAGACCGAGAATCATTTGCCGGCTGAGGGCAAGCTGATCTCGGAGGGTGAAATAATCCGGTCGAGCGTCTGCAGCGAGTTCGGCGCCTCCTGCATCAGCCAGGCCGGTGGTGCCGGCGGCGGTGGGCACAGATCCTGAGGCGGGACAGGTGGCGTTGACGCGCAACCGCTGACCGCTAGTGTCAACAGCACGGCGCAGGCGTTCGTTTTCAGTAAGTGCATGGGTCAGTTCCGTGGTGTTTCGTTGGTCGATCGCGTCCCGCTCGGCGAGCATTTCGCCGGTGACGCGGGCCGCTTCACGCAAGCCGGCCACTTCCCATTGCGCGCTGTCCAGCTCGCGCCGGGCGTCGTCGCGCTGTTCCAGGACCCAATCAAAGGCCAGCCAGGCCACCAGGCCGACCAACAGAACGAACGGCGCCAGGCGCAACGGAGAAAGGCTCATTTCAGGCACAGCTCCATCTCGGCCAGGCGGCGGTTGTGCAGGCCTTGAATGAACCGCTTGCGGCCCTGGGCGTCGCTGACAAACGACCAGACGGGGGTTCTCCCGTCCGGCGCCCAGGCCAGCGCCCGGCACCCTTCGGCGATGCGGCCGGTGTTGATCAGCCCCACCGCCCGACTGGCGCAGGTGCTGGGCGTGCCGAAGTTATGTGAGTGACTGCTCAACGCATCGAAGGTGTTCTGGCCCACCTCCTGGTTGGTGATGCAGTCAGCCAACTGCAGTTGCCCCTTGCTGATCACCAATTGCTCCACCTCAGCGCACCGATCGGGCGACCAGTAGTCACCGACCACCACCGGAAAGGGGCTGGTATGGAGAGTGATGCCCTTGCAGACGGTGGGCAGCCCACCGGCCAGCTTGTCCGCATAGACAGTGTTCTGGCCGTTGCCTTCCCAGGTGCCCAGGAAGATCACCAATGGGGCGCTGGCCAGCGCCAGGGCGCCGGCCTGGATCTTTCCGCGCAGGCTCATGGAAACCACACCCGCAACACTGCCGGCACGACCATTTGCAGCGCAGCGCCGACCAACGTCAGGATGGTGAGCAAACGGCCGACCTTCGAAGCAATGTCATTCACCGCGACCGTCAGCGTCTGCTGGCCAGCGTTGAGTTCAGAGAGCTGTCCGGCCATGTGTTCAAAGCCTTGTTCCAGCTTGGTGACGCGCGTCGGTACGGTTTCGTGGCGGTCTTCCAGCTCACTCAATCGGTGTTCGATCACGGCCATTTTCTGTTCCATCGATCCGAGGCGAACGGCTTCAGTGGTCATGTGCGCTTTCTCTTTTCGTGGCCGCTCTGGCAGGTGACGCAGCGGGTCATTCCGCCCAGGGCCTGGCGTGCCACCGGGATTTCGTTGTCGCAGTCCTGGCAGTGGGTCAGGCTTGGCCCGGCCGGTCGGGGCTGGCGCAGCTGGGCTTGAATCGCCTGGTCACGTTGACGCTGCTCCAGTTCCTGGGCGCGGTCGAACCAATCCACCATCAGCGCAGCCCCTCGATCTCTGCAGCGTCGAGGTACGGAACGCCGTTGATGTGAATAAAGTCCGGACTGGTTACGTCGAACGGCACCTTATGCTTGGCCTTCTCGCCGCCCTTCGGATCGATCGCCAACAGGCTGGAAATCTTCACCTTGCAGCCGAACGCCTCCACGCGCAGTTCCTCCTCCTCGCCGGCCTTGGCGAAGAACACCGCGTCAAAGGGTTTCAGGGCACGAAAGCTGCCCGCCGATCGCGCTGCATCGATCAGTAGGTTGAAGTTGGTGGTGTCCAGCTCGAATTCGCCGGCGGCCGCCACGTCGCCGTCCACCGTCCCGTCCGGGACGCCCCGGGTTTGCGCTACCGCCGAGTTGTCGGTGATATCCAGGGTGCAGTTCTCGACGTGCAGTGACAGGTCACCCAGGCTCACGTCGAAGTTCTTACCGCCAATCTTTGCCATGGCGCGTTACTCCGTTTTGTCGGTGGAAAGATCCAGGGCAATGTTCGCCGTGAGGTCTTTCGGGCAGTTGAGAGGTTTGAGCTTGATGTAGGCCGCCACCTTGGTTTTGCTCAGCCAGCTCAGCACCAGGTCGCCGTCCTTCGGCGGCTCGATGTCGCCGGGGAACACTTCGCCGTTGAACGTGGTGGACTTGGCCATAGCGCGCAGAGGGGCCATCAGCTGGTTGGTGTTGACCGCCATGCTGTTGGGCGTGCTGTTCAAGCGGCGATCGGCTACCCGGCGAATCAGCAGTGGCCGGATCAGGCGAGCGGCCTTGTCAGTGATGCGCAGGTATTCCACGACCTGAAAGTCACTCGCCGGGGTGTCGAGCATGTTGCCGTCGCCCCAGTACACCCCCTGGTAATCCGGGTAGGTCTGCGATACGGAAAACCGTGCGCGGTCCAGTTCATTGCGCACGGCCGAGGGCAGCGGCACCTTGTCGCCGTCGATCGGCACCGGGCCGAGCCCCAGCACCGGGCCAGTGGCCACGCGCATCGGGCTGTCGGCAACGCTCACGGCAGCGTTGGCCAGGCGTCCGGCCAGAACGCCCAGGTCATTGCCATGCAGTTGCGGTACAACCAGGACTCGCGGCGCTGCCACGTCGGCGACCAAAGCTTTCTGTTCGTCGACGTACTGCGCCCAGGTCTGCTCAGCGGTGATGCCGGCAGTGGCGGCCATGAAAAACACGCGGCGCCCGTAGGTATTGTTCAAGGCAACAGCGGCATCGTGCATGGCCGTCAATTCGGCCGATGTGGTGACCGGTTTGGTGATGATCACCGCCTCCACCGAGGTACCTTGCTGCTGGGCTTTCTCCAGGGCTTCGGACCAATTGCCTTCGGCGCCGATCGGTGCCGCCACACAGGCCCAACGCTGGCCACCGTTCAGGCGAGCGGCGTTGATTTGGGTTTTGAGATCGCTTGCCGGAATGCCCAGGGCCGTGTCCAGGTCGCTGTCGGTGTTCAGGGGGATGAACTGGCCGACGTTCTTGCCGGCCGGGCCGATGAAAAGGAAGTAGCGCTCAATCTCTGTTACGGCACCCTGGCCCAGATTGAGATTGTCGACGGTGACTTGACCGAGTGCCATGCAATGCCTCGTTAGCGGGGTGAAGTTAGGATTTGTTGCAACACCTGGTTGATCAGCAGGCTGGTGTCGCGTTGGGTGTTGGCGCCGATGAACTGGCGTTTCGGCAGGGTGATTTCCCAGCTCTGTGCGCCGCTGGACTCGTTGCGCTCGTCGTCCAGGATGCGGATCAACAGCCCGGCCTGGGCGTAGTTCACATGTTCTTGAATCCATGCCACAGACGGCCGGGACAGCGTTTTCTTGCCAGCCTGGCGCACGCGAAAGCCCAGCCGGCGCAGGCGCTTGGCCTGTTTTTCAGTGGCAGCCAGGCCCGGGGCGGTCTTGTTCCACCGCCGCATCTGCGCGGCGGTGCGGCGTTCACTGACGCCGTTGTGCTGCTGAGTCGCGACCCAACGAGTCAGGGCGTTTTTCCAGCCCAGCTCCGCCTCGTCGGCGCTCAACCGAGTGACCACCATCAGCTTGGCAAGACCGGCTTCCATCTTCTTTTTGCCGTCGCCCTTGCGCGGGGCGAAGGGCGAGCCGTCCAGGTTCTGCTGATCACGCACGCGCTTGCGGCTCATCGTCCGCACGCGCTTGGTGACCTGGTTGAGCAGCCGGCGGCGCAGTTTCGGCGGCAGGCTCAGCAACGCCAGTTGCTCACGCACGCCGAGTTGGCCGCGTACGTCGAGTTCGAACGTGCTACGCCCGGCCATCGGTGGCCACCTCGCCGCGCTCAGCGATCCACAGGTCAAAAGGAACGAATGCCCAGGTCTTGCCGAAGGCCTGGATCTCGCCGGCCGGGTCCTCAGCCAGGTACTGCGGTTCGACGAATTCCAGCGTGATTTCCACGTCGAATAGGTCATTGTCCAGTGGCTCCACAGCGAACAACGGCGCCGGCAGTTCGTGCCGATCGCGGTCCGGGTCGTGAGTTTCCAACCAACTGCCGACCAGGGCCATCAGCCGGGCCGGATGGTCAGCGAAGCGCTCCAAGATGATCGCGGCGCGGTAGCGCATATCGCCCAGGTGCATGCCGTCCACGTCGGGTTTCCACACCAGATTGAGCGTTACCTGCTCGGTCCAGCTGTCGAGCTGTTCAGGCTCCACCAGGCGGCGGTCCAGCAGATAGGCAGTCAGGCTCTGCAGCTTCGTCATAGCAGCGCCGCCGTGATGCGGCCACGGCCTTGCAAGGCGCGCACGGCCTGTTGGCTGAAAGCCAAGAAGGTTTCGGCACGCTCGGGCGCTTCCTTGCCGGTGTTTTCCGCGCTTTCACGACGGGTGACGGTGGGGAATTGCGGCAGCGAGTTACCCTTGGCGCGGCAGTACACCGCGCGTTTGTACAGCTTCACCTGGAAGGCACGTTCCGGCAGCAGCGTGGAATCCGCGGACTCGACACGCGTAATACCGCTGGCCTGCCAGCGGGCTTTGCACTTGGTCAGGTCCGTATTGACCTCGACCATGGCAGTGTTCAACGCGTCGACCAGCAGCTCGACCAGGTACTCCGCCGGCAGGCGTTGTTCCTTCTGGAATTCGGACACGGAGAGGTCCGGCCAGAAGCCGTCATTCTCAATCGTCTGTTCCACAAAGGTGGTGGGTTTCCCGGAAAAGCTCATTGCTGGCCGCTCAAATAGGGCGGGGAGCCTGTTTTCAGTGGGACGGTCCATAAATGGGCGGCTCACTTCCACAGGTCCCCGCTGGGGGGGTAGTCGGTTATTCGGTGGTCGGATTAGTGGCTGCTTGTTTTGCCAATGCCTTGCGGCATTTCACGATGCGCGTTTCGTTGCCCGCCTTCGGATACAGCTCGGTGGAGCGCTCCAAATGCTTGAGTGCGGTTTCCCACTGCTCGGCCTCCATGGCGCGCATGCCGATCAACTTGTGGTACTTGCTCGGAATCTGCTCCGTCAGGTTCCATTCGCCATCGACAAGCGGCAGCAGGTCGGACAGGTAAGGCTCCGGGCTGCGTTTGGCGGTGTATTCGGCGTAGGCCCACTCGCACACAGCGTCAGCCACAAACGTCTGGATGTCGCGGCGCTTGAACCGCTCCGGCATTTCCTGGCCCTGCTCCATCAGGAATTCCGCCAGTTCCAGGGCGTCATCGAACTGGGCGGTGTCGAACAGCCAGATCAAGACCTGCACCGCAACGCGATTGGGGAAATTCAGACCCGATTCGCAGTAGCGCTGGACGTACTCCTGGTACTTGGGCAGCAGCTCTTCACGCTTGAGTGCTTGGCGTCCGGCCAGGCCGTTGATGGCGCTGATGCGCGCCAGGTCCTGGTCCAACGCAGCTTCCTGCAGCATCAAATGCTTGCGCGCATTGGCTGGGCTGTTCAGGGCTTCCGCTGGCGAGTAAGGAAGAGCTGCGGAGACGGCAGCCGCCGTAATGGCGGCGCCTCCCAAGGCGATGGTGCGGCGCTTGTGCGCAAGGGCCAGACTCACGCGACCAGCTCCACGTTTTCGGTCATGGCGAACTTTTCCAGCTGCTCGATCACGTAACCTTCGTTGCGGCTGTTGTAATCCTCGACGCGGGAGCGCTTCGGATTTTCGATGGTCTGTTTACGCCAGCTGGAGTCCTGGAAGTAGATCGACAGGTTGTCCCAACTGGTGACCACCACGCCGTTGACCGGGAAGAACGGCACGCTGAAGCTCGGCAAACCGCCGTAGGTGGCAATCACCTGGGCTTCTTCGATGCGCTCTTTTTCGGTCGGGGTGTCGCCCTGCTTCGAATACAGCTTCGCCTTGTCAGCGGCCAGCAGGTCGGTACCGATGATGGCGATCAGGTCGCCGGCATCGCGTAGACGCTCGTCCACCAACTGCTTGGTGTCATGCACCAGGGCGTCGAGGTTGGCGTAGTCGCCACCGGCACCGAGGGTAACCTTGCCGGCAACCTTGCCTTCCTTGAGCACTTGGGCCGGGATCTGTTCCCGAGCCTGTTGCAGCCAGCCTTTATTGACGTCCTGCAGCATCGGGTACTGCTCGATGTCGGTCTGCAGGGCAGCGTGGGTGCCATGGAAACCAACCATGATGCGATCCAGCGCGATCTGTTTCTGTACGGCCGCGGAATAGCGCTGGTGGAAGTCCGGGAACTTGGCCCAGGCGTCGATCTTGGCGTAGGGCAAGCCCACATCGGACTCGGTGGAAGACAGCTCGTACGTGGACTGATCCAGCGACGACGCATCTTTGGCTTCGCGATCGGTGGTCTTGGTGTTGGTACGGCCAGTGACCGGGCCCGACACGCCGATGAAGACTTTCTGGCCCTTGATCTCGCTGACCGGGATGACGTTGATCCGCTCCAGGAAGTCGGACTTCGCGGTGATCGCGTCATTCAGTTCCTGGGCAATGGTTGGATCGACGCTAAAGTGCTTGCTCGCCAACTCCACGCCATAGCTTTCAGCGATGGCCAGTTGCAGTTCGGCGTACATCTTGGCGCCGTAGGCGCTCAGTGAATGGGCCATGTCAGAGCACCCGCTTTTTGGTAGTGGTTACCGGACCGGCATTGCGCGGCAGGTGGCGACCATTAGGGGTATTTTTCATCTCGTTGAACTGCTTTTGCAGAGCGGCCATGCTCGCCAGCAATGTTTTATTCGTCGCGCCATCCTTGCGACTGAATTCACGTTCGTCCTCGGCAGTGGTCACGATGCCGTCGACGGCGGCTTGCACGTCGTCGATCGGGGCAGCCTCGGGCTCTGGAGCCTCTTCGGCGACGGGCTCAATCACCGCCTGAATGCCGGAAGCGACAATCAGCAGTTGAGCCAGCAGGGCTTTTAAGGCCGTTGCGGTAGCTTCATCCATAGGGGGTACGGTCTCGGTTGTGGTTTGCGGGGAAACTTCGGTGGTGCTTTCTTCAAGGCCCAAGCGCTTGAACAAACCCTTGAACATGCTGAACAGCTTGGCCATGTCGCCGTGCGGCTCCTCCTCACGCAGAGAGCCCAGGGGGACAGAGGCAGCGAAGTGGACCGGTTGACCGGTTTTGCGGGAGAAATAGAGTTCTTGGGTGCCGAGGCTCGACGGTGAATCAGTCACCGCCAAGCCAACCAGATAGGCTTTGCCGGTGTTGGCAAAGTCCGGCAGGATCTCGATGCTGGAAAACAATTTCTCGCCCTGGTCGTTGAGGGCGAGCAGCTTGTCATTCGGTTTCAGCTGGGCTTCCAACGCGACCTGGCCAGGCTCCAGACCTTCGCCCTCCTCCACCAGGCGCACCGCATAAACGGTGCCGTAGGAACCTGGCCAGCGTTCATGTTCGGACCAGATCGAAGCGGTGTATTTGGCAGTGCTGTAGGTCTCAGCGATATCGCGCAATTCCTGGGGAAGGATCACTCGGCCATCAATGGTCGGGCCACTGGTGGCGACGCGTTTCCAGAACGAAACAAGGGAACGGGGCATGGGCGATAACTGCGCTCAATCGTTGAATGAGCCACCACGATAGGGAGCTACAAAGCCCCCAACAAACGATTCAAATGCGCGTTTCTCCTATATTCGCGATATAGGTGAATCACGGAATTTAACCCCACGTTTCCAACGTTTTCGCCGCATAGACTGCGGCCCATGTACTACTCGACCGAAGTTAAAGAAGCCGCCAAACGCCTGTTTCTGCGCCGCTGTAAGGCCAAGGAAATTCAGGCGCAGCTCAACCTGCCTAACATCCGTATCGTCTACTACTGGATCCGCCAGGGCGGGTGGGAAGACATGCTGTCGGACGAAGAACCGCTCACCGCTGTCGGCCGGCGAATCACCCTCCTCCTGGACAAAGCCAGCAGCCTGACCAAGGACGAACTCAACGAGCTGGACCGGCTGACCAGCGTTCGCGAGCGCCTGTTAAAGCAAGCGGTCAAACCGTCGCCAGCGCCGGCCGGGGAATCTGCAAACGAGCCACTGGAACGCCGCCAGGGTGCGCGTGGCGAACGTTCGGGCCGTGGCGATAGCGGAGGGAAAAAACGCGAAAAGAAAGTGAAGAACGACATCAGCGGGCTGACCGAAGTCGACTTCCTGGATAAGTTCATCAGCAAGATGTACCGCTATCAGCAGGAGCTGTTCGCAGCCAAGCAAAACCCGCTGACATGCCGGATCCGCAATATCCTGAAAAGCCGCCAAGTCGGTCTGACCTACTACTTCGCCGGCGAAGCGTTCATGGATGCCGTACTCAGCGGCGACAACCAGGTGTTTCTGTCGGCCAGCCGCTCGCAGTCGGAGATTTTCCGCAGCTACATCATCCAGTTCGCCAAGCAGTGGTTCGACATTGAGCTGACCGGCAACCCGATCACACTCAGCAACGGCGCCGAGCTGCGCTTTCTCAGCACCAACAGCAGCACCGCCCAGGGCTACCATGGCCACGTCTACGTCGACGAATATTTCTGGATACGTGACTTCGACAAACTCAGCACCGTGGCCAGCGCCATGGGCACCCACAAGAAGTGGCGAAAAACCTATTTCTCGACGCCCAGCGCTGTGTCGCACCAGGCCTACCCGTTCTGGTCGGGCGAGGAATTCCGCAACAGCAAACGCGGCAAGAAGGCCGGCGGCACCTGGCCCACCGAGGCGTCCTACACCCAAGGCGCGCTGTGCCCCGATGGTCAGTGGCGCAAGACCATTACCCTGGACGACGCCATCGCCGGCGGCTGCGACCTGTTCGATCTGGAACAGCTGCAGCTGGAGTACGACGAAGACAAATTCCAGCAGTTGTTTTACTGCAAGTTCATCGACAGCAGCCAGAGCGCGTTCAGCCTCAAAGACCTGGAGCGCTGCTATTCCGACCTGTCGTTGTGGGAGGACTACAACCCGGAATTGGATCGACCATTCGGCAACAGCCCGGTGTGGCTGGGCTACGATCCGAGTCGCACCCGCGACGACGCTACCTGTGTGGTGGTCGCCCCGCCGCTGGAACCCGGGGCGAAATTCCGCATCCTGGAAAAGCACAGCTGGCGGGGGCACTCGTTCAATTACCAGGCTGCCCAAGTCAAAAAACTTACCGAGCGTTTCAACGTGCAGCACATCGGTATCGATATCACCGGTGTGGGATATGGCGTGTTCGACCTGGTGCGCGACTTCTACGCGAAGGCCACGCCGATCCATTACAGCCTTGAGACCAAAAACACCTTGGTACTCAAGGCCCAGGACACGATCCAGGGCAGTCGCATCGAGTGGGACGCCGGCTGGACCGACATCGCACAGGCGTTCCTAACCATCAAGCGGGGAACCACCAGCAGCGGCCAGGTCACCTACAGCGCTTCGCGCACCGACGCTACCGGCCACGCAGATATCGCCTGGTCGGTGATGCATGCCCTGGCCAATGAACCCCTAAACCACAACAAGCGGCGCCGCAGCCGCTACGTCACGAGCGGAAACAATGCCCAAGCCACGACACAGAAAACCCCAACCCAGCCAGCAGGTGCGACAGCCACAGCCCATGCGGACGTTCACCTTCGGGGAACCCGAACAGGTGCTGTCCGGCAACATCGGCGAGTACCTGGGGGTATTTCTCAGCGACGACGGCGAGATCTACAAACCGCCGGTGTCGCGGGCGGGCCTGGCCAAGCTGCTGCGCGCCAACGCGCACCACGGCGCCATTCCCAAGTTCAAACGCAACCTGCTGTTGCGTGAATTTATCCCGTCCGAGGGCTGCAGCACGCAGACCATGGGCCGGGCGAGCCTGGATTACATGGTATTCGGCGAGGCGTATTTCTATCGCGATACCAATGCCTTTGGCGAGGTGCTGGAGATGCAGCACCTGCCGGCGATCAACATGCGGGTGAAGGTGGACGGCGGGTTCAGGATGTTGATGCCAGACAGCAAGTACATGGACTTCGACCAGGGCGAAATCGAACACGTCCTGGACTACGACGTAGAACAAAACATCTACGGCGTGCCCGACTACCTGGGCGGCCTACAGGCGCTGTTGCTCAACGAAGCCGCGACCCTGTTCCGCCGGCGCTACTACAGCAACGGCGCGCACGCAGGCTATATCTTCTACACCAACGACCCGGACCTAACCGAGGAAGACGAAGAGAACCTGCGCGCCCAGATCAGCGCCAGCAAGGGTGTGGGCAACTTCCGCTCGATGTTCGTCAACATCCCCAACGGCAAGGAAAACGCGATCCAGATCATCCCCGTGGGGGACTTCCAGGCCAAGGACGAGTTGGAGAAGGTGAAGAACATCACCCGCAACGACGTGATCGCCGCCTGGCGGATGAACCCTGCCCTGGCCGGGATCATCCCGGAAAACAACGGCGGGTTTGGTGATATCGAAAAGATCGATCGCGTGTACACCAGCAACGAGATTCGGCCGATCTGTCAGTTGTTCAACCAGTTGAATGACACGTTGCGAGACGACAGGAAAATTAGCTGGCTAAAGGCGCAACACTCAGTTGATAACACCACACCCAACACCTAAGAAAGGAATTACAACTGCTAACTGTGACAAAATAGTGGCTATTGGCTGCCCTGGGGAGGGACACAATGAGAGTTGTATGCAAATGCGGAAACAAGGGTCGGATTGCTTCGAGGGAAGAACTATCGCGGGATTTTGCAAAGCTCTATTGCCAGTGCCTCGACGCAACATGCGGGCACACCTGGGTAGCGAATTTGACGTTTTCGCACACGCTCAGCCCATCCGCTCAATCCTACGAAAGAATGCTGTTTGATCGTTTGAGAGAAATGCCCAAGGCGAAACAGCGGGAGCTGTTCGATCAGCTTGGCGCTGCTTGATGCGATCAAAAAAAGCGCCGGCCACACTGCGCCGGCGCATGCTTTCAGTGTTAGGCCAGGTCAATCATTCGATGTCAGAAGGCTCAGCAAGATAGCCGGCGATACGTCGCACCTGATTACGGTCTTTTTCAGATATCTGTCGGTAAAGCTTGATAAGGCGGACCTCCAAATCTGTCAGCTCCAGCCATTCACAACCAACCGAGTCGCGATAACTGCTTTCCAATTTCTTGCGATCCAACATGCGTACTGCTCCGTTATTGCATTTGCTGAACTGACGGTGCTGGGCACGGATACCCACTCAGACGCAGCTATTTCATCGGAGATACGCAAATTGCTACAAGAATTAATTGGACTGCGCATCGGCCTCCGCAGCCATGGCCTTAACGATCCGGCGCACAGTTTTTTGATCATCAGGAGGTAGGCGCCTGAACTGCTCGACTAGATCCGCTTCTGCAGGATCCAACCCCTGACTAGGTGGCGGGGACCGATGCCCAGATAGTACGTAACCCGCGTCAATCTTGTGTTCCGCTAATGCAGAGACATAGCGCAGGTCCAATGAATTGGCGCCTAACTCGTAATTTTTCTGAGTTCCACGGCTGACGCCCACCAACGACCCAAAATCAGTTTGATTCAAACCTAAGCGCTCGCGCTCTTCCCTCAGGCGATCACCCACTCCGTCAGCTATGAGCATTTTTTTATTCACCACACTTGACCTGATCAAATATTTGACCAAGAATCGCCACAGACAAACAGAAACAACCACAAACAAACAGAGTAGACATGATGCCCGCCACCATTACACCCGAGCAAGCCCGGGCCGCTCTTGATCGCAAGGGAGTGAGCATCGCGGAGTTCAGCCGTCAGCACGATCTGAATAAAAATTTAGTCAGCGACCTATTGAACGGTCGAATCAAAGGTCGCCGAGGGGAGGCACACCGAGCCGCCGTGTTGCTCGGTATCAAAGACGGCGTGATCGCACGGTAATAGCCAGAGCACTGAGGGAAAAGCAGAAGATGGAAAGCCAGGTTCTAAAAACACGTCGAGAAGTGGTCAGGGCAATTATCTGCGCCTTCGAAGGTGGCCGCGAATGTGCCGCAGCCCAAATCGGCCTGCCGCTCAAGAAATTTGATAATCATGCCTATGAAAACAACAACTGCCGCCCTTTGACGGATGTGCAGATTTTCCAGCTGGAACAAGTCACTGGCACCCAGCACTTTGCCAACTACGTGGCCGCAATGTACGGCGGCATGTTTATACCGATGACCCATCCAGAGAACCTGGACAACGTGGAGATGTACGCACGAGCTTTGCAGAGTTCGGCAAAACGGGGCACGGTCGATCAGATCATTGCCCAGGCGCTTGAGGACGGCGTGATCACAGACGTCGAAGCCGAGGCAATACAGAGCGCTCACACCCTGCACATGGCAGCACGGACCGCCGAAGTCTATGCCGCCATCGATCTCTACCGCGCCAAATCGGGGAAAGCCAAATGAACGCTCAGACCAACACCCTGGATTATCAGGAATGCATGCAGAACGCCGCATTAGCATTCTTTGAGCGTCATCAAGCCGAACACCTGGGCGACCTCTCGGCGCTTTTCAACCGCACCGTCATTCATCTGGTGAGCAGCTTCAACGTGGCTGAGTCGGTTGCAATCAAACTGACTTCCCTTGCCCACATCGAGCTGCTGGAAATCGCCTTCCGCCAGCGCCTCGATCTGGATTACAGCAGCGACACCGTTGTAGTGATCAAGGATCCGATCAAGGGGCTTTGCTGGTCCGTGCCCGTCAGCCTGATCTATGAACGCATCCTGAACGCCCCTGACAACGTGCGTTTGCGCTCCGCGAACTCTTAACACCCAACCCAACCAATCGCCGGCCCCACGTCCCGTGGGTTTGGGTGAGCTGCGCCCGAAATCGAGGTTTAACGATGACAAACGCCGTAATTGTCACCACACAACTGCCCCCAGCAGAGGCCGAAGCGTTGCTGGCAAACCTGCGTGAACAGTATCGCTTGAACCTCAACGAACACTGGTATGCCGACCAGTTCCGCTTTGTTGCGGACGGTCTGCGCCATGGCGCGATCCTCGCCCAAGTCCCGGTAATGGCTGCGCAAAAACGCCTTATGGCAGCCCTGTCCCACAGCCTCAAAGCAGTGAAGTAACCCCATGAAAGAAGATCTTCGCCACGACGTGCTGCAACGCCTCCAGTCCGACTTCGGGCTCAAGCACCGCACGGGAACCGACTACATGCGCGGTGGCACCTGTCCTAAGTGCAAAAAGAAAGAACTGTATTCCCGGTTCGATACGCCATGGATGGTGATTTGTGGTCGCCCTGAGAAGTGTGGCCACACCCTGCACGTGAAAGAGCTGTACGACGATCTATTCGAAGACTGGAGCAAGCGTGCGCCGGCTACAGACCAGCACCCTAACGCCACCGCACGCGCCTATTTGGAATTCGCCCGGGGCTTTCGGTTTGAACTGATCCAAGGTTGGTTCACTCAGGAAAGTTTCTATTCCCCTGAACACAACGCCGGCAGCGCCACTGTGCGATTCGTCCTGGAAAAAGGCGGCTGGTGGGAACGCCTGATCGATCAGCCGCACCGCTTCGGCAAGATGAAGGCCCGCTTCAAATCCAAGGACAGCTATCGCGGCGTCTGGTGGTGCCCGCCCTGCGTCGACCTTCTTGAAGCCAAGGAAATCTGGATCGTCGAAGGGATCTTCGACGCCATTGCCCTGGTGCATAACGACATAGCGGCTGTATCGGCCATGTCCTCGACAGCGTTCCCAGGGGACTCGCTCAAGGCGTTGGTTAAGACCCGCGAGGGAGGGAAGCTGCCTAAGTTGGTGTGGGCCCTTGATAACGAGCCCAGCGCCAACGCATACACCCGGCGTTGGGTACGCGAAGCCCGCGCCCTGGGCTTCGTCTGTGAGTCAGCACAGATCCCACAACGCGACGGCCGCAAGGCGGACTGGAACGATCTTCACCAGCGCTGGAGCTTCATCCAGGACGACACCAAGCGTGCCGAACAGATCGCTACCGACCTCAAGCAAGCCCGTCACCTGGGAGCCTTGCTGCTGGCAGAGAGCGCGGCGGAAAAAGCCTTGCTCATGTACGACTGGAACAAGCGCGGGGAATTTCACCTGGGCTTTGGGAGCCGTCTGTACTGGTTCAAGTTGGACATGGAGAAATTCAACCGGGCCATGTCCGACATCGAGGACAGCGAGAACCACGACGACCAGTTGCTAAACCAATCGCAACAGCGCGAAAAGGCGCTGCAACAGTCCGGCAGCGTCGTAGAGATTGCCAACTGCTACCCCCAGGCCCTGTATTTCCAGCGCAACGAGGTAACGGACGAGTCCTGGTACTACCTGCGCGTGGACTTCCCGCACGATTCGGAAAGCGTGAAAAACACCTTCACCAGCGGCCAGCTATCGGCCGCGAGCGAATTCAAAAAACGACTGCTCGGCATGGCGGCGGGTGCCATGTTTACCGGCAGCGGCCAGCAGCTCGACAAGCTCATGAAGGATCAACTGTTCGGCATCAAAACCGTTTCGACGATCGACTACGTGGGCTACAGCAAGGAATACGCCTGCTACGTCTACGGCGATATCGCGATCAAGGACGGCACCACCTACAAGGTCAACAGCGAAGACTATTTCGAGTTCGGCAAGCTGCGCCTGAAAACCCTGCAGAAAGGCGTCCCTATCAAGCTGCAGCGCGAAGCTAAAGGCTTTGATGAGAAGTGGGTGCAGCTGCTGTGGACCTGCTTCGGCGCCCAGGGCTTTGTCGCCCTAGTGTTTTTCTTCGGCTCGCTGTTCTGCGAACAGATTCGCGCCCGCTACCAGTCCTTCCCGTTCCTGGAAGCCACCGGTGAGGCCGGCGCCGGCAAAACCACCCTGCTGAACCTACTTTGGAAACTACTCGGCCGCGAAGGCTACGAAGGATTTGACCCTATGAAGTCTACCAAGGCCGGGCGCTCTCGCTTGATGGGCCAGGTCTCTGGCATGCCGGTGGTGTTCCTTGAAGCCGATCGCCACAGCGATGATCGGGCACACGCTAAAACCTTCGAATGGGACGAGCTGAAAGACTTCTACGGCGGTGGCACCCTGGCTACAAAGGGCGTCAAGACGGCAGGTAACGAGACATACGAGCCGCCATTTAGGGGAACGATCGCTATCAGCCAGAACGCGGCCGTGGTCGCGCACGAAGCGATCATGACGCGCATCGTGAAGCTGCACTTTGTGCGCCCGACTGTCACACCGCAAAGCCGTGCAGCGGCTGACCAGTTGAACGCCCTGGATGGCGGCACGCTCAGCCACTTCCTGTTGCGAGCTGTAGGCAAAGAATCCGCGGTGCTTGAGCTGTTCGCCCAGCGTATGCCCGAACACGAAGCCAAGCTGCGCCGCCTGCATACCCATTGCTTCGCCTGCGACACCGCCTACGCCAGCGACCAGGGCAACTGCAGCAACTGCGGCTATGACCTGCGCGGCTACATCCGGGTCGAGCGCATCAGCAAGAACCACGCTCAACTGCTCTCGCTGCTGGATGGCCTGCGCCTGGTCCTGAAATTGAGTGATTCCCAGGTCGCCGCCACTCAGCGCCAGATCGTGCGGATGGCCATCGAGCGCCAGGCCTCGATCAGCTCCGACCACGCGGCCGTGGCCGAGTTTTGGGAGGTCTACGACTACCTTGAATCCTTGAGTGAGGATCCAGTGGTCGACCACAGCAGCGACCCCACTGTGATTGCTATCAACCTCAACGAATTTTGCGAGCGCGCCGCCGAACACAAACAGAAATTGGCTGACGTGGCCACGTTGCGCGACCTGCTCAAAGAGTCCCGTTCCCGCAAATTTCTGGACAGCAATAAGGCCGTCCACAGCGCTGTACGGGCTGCGTTCAACAGCCGCAACCCCTGTTCACAACCCCGGCCGACCACAGTGAAGTGCTGGACATTCAAGGCGTAAAGGAGAGCAAGACCGATGCAAATCCAAGTGTTTATGGGCAATGCCGGCGACGGCAAAACAAGCAAGCTGCAGTCAGTACAGGACCGCCTGGACTTCGCCGGCGAGAGCGCGCCGATCATTCAAGCCGGGGCTTATGGGGAGGCTGGCTTGCTGGAGATCCTGGAAGTCCGGGCAGCCGGTGGCCAGCGCGAAATCCTGGTGGACGACTGCAGCCGGCAACAAATCTTGAGGGTACTCGAGTGGCAATCATGTGTTGAACATGAGCCGAATTTTGACGACCTGGTGATCCACCTGGCCCGTAAGGACTGACCTTTTAAGAAACAGTGCCGAGGAGTTGCAGCTCCTCGACACCCAACCACAGCAGAGGGCTATACCATGCAAGCACAGAACCTAAGCAGCAGCGGCACGAAGGCTACCACACCGGCGCGACACCTGGTGGCCACCGCGATTATCGGCGCGGCCGTCATTGGCTACCTGGTGCACAAAACCCCCGAATCACGGACCCGCCTCGAAAGCCTCAGCCAGATGGCCAACACCTTGGGCGAACTGAGCGAAACGGATGCGGCCGTAGTTGCCCAACTGCTCGCCACCCCCGCAATTCGGGGTGAATCACGCAATGTCTAACAGTCCTGCAGCAACGCCAGTACGGCGCTTTCCCTGGAACATCGATTACACCAGCGTGTGCGACCAATGCGGCAAGTGGCGCGCCCAGGGCAACCATCTGAAATGCAGCCGGCGGCGTCAGTTGCAGAATGCCCATCTACGCAACCACAAGCCCAAGCCATAAGCCGCGTCCACCAGAAGATGCGCTTCCAGATACTTGGCCCGGAAACGGGCCTTTTTGTTTCCGATCGTCAGACTGTCGATATACGAGTACAGCGTTAGGGGTTTACATGAGTGGGGTCGAAGCTCGCGGGAAATCCGTGAGAATCTATTTTCAGTACAACGGGGAGAAATGCCGGGAAACGATCCCGGGTGGCAACACACCGAGCATCGTGGCCCAGGCAAAGCGCCTGGTCGATATCATCGAATACGAGATCCAGACCGGCACGTTCGATTATGCGCGGCACTTCCCCAACTCGGCCAAGCTGGTCGAAAACACCTTCGGGCACTACCTGGACCTGTGGTTAAAGATCAAAGCCAACAGCGTTGCTGCGTCGAGTTATCGAGGCTATGCCAACAAGGCAGAGGTTCATGTGCGGCCGCGCTGGGGGAAGGTACAGATCGACAAGATCGATCACCTGGACCTGCAGGAGTGGATCCAGGGAACCCTTTCTAAAACGCTCAAAAACAAGACCATCCGCGACATCATCAGCAACGTGCGACAAGTGTTCCGGTTGTACCGCACCAGGATGAAAGTCGCTCACGACCCCACTGAAGGTTTGATGGTGCGTCTGCCCGATCCCGAAGCGCCCGACCCCTTCACACGCGCCGAGATTAAGCAGATCCTGGAAACCCCGACCACTCGCACTTATGAACTGCTGATGGTCCAGTTCATGTTATGGGCTGGGCCCCGGGTTTCCGAAACCATCGCCTTGGCGTGGGAGGATGTCGACCTGGCACAAGGCACAGTGACCTTTCGCCGATCGAAAGTCCGCGGTGCATACCGCGTCACCAAAACCCGACGCTCTATGCGCAAGGTACGACTGCTGGCTCCAGCCTGGGACGCGCTACGCAAGATCGATGCGCTGACTCGAAAGAGGAAGGCGGAAACCGTAGAGATTGTCGAGCGAGACAACAAGACGGTACGCAAACACACACTGCACTTCGTGTTTTTGAACACCAAAAGCGGTCTACCGCATGCTAACGATTTTGTCGTGCGTGACCGGTTCTTTAAGGCTCACTTACTGGCAGCTGGGGTTCGCTATCGTGGCCCCGGACAATGCCGACACACATACGCCAGTCAGTTGTTGACGACGGGCATTGCCTCGATCGACTGGATCGCCGAACAAATGGGACACACCAACGGCAATATGATCCGACAGCATTACGGGACGTGGATCAATGAGGACGGGCCCGACGTAGTAGGCATGCTGCAGTTGGCGTTAAAACTGACGCCGCTCACAGCTCAACAGTAAATCCAAGTAATCCCACCGCGTCGGCATACTTGACCACCGCGTCGGCACTGCGCCAGATCCGCAGCGGCTGGCGCCGTGAGCGCACCGGGATCAGCCGCGCCGTGGGCCCGCCCAGGCGCACCGAGAGGGTCCAGCGGCGGTTATCGCCCTGGAGCCGGCCGACCACCACTTCGCGCACCGCGTGCTGGCTGACCAGGGCCTTAAGCGTATCGTCGTGAATCGCTTCGCCGATCATGACGGGAGTTCCGCCTGGCGCGCCTGTGCCGCGGTGTCGAAGGCCACATACAGCCCTTCAATGCTCGCCGGATTCAGCGCCTTGACGGTTTCCAGCCCCAGGCCGAAGCCTTCGGCGCGAGTGGCGGCCTGGGGGACGTCGTAGAGGCTGTGGGCCATGGCGATGGCCAGCATCAGCCGAGCCGCCTGGGTGTGGATGTGGATGGGCAGGTTCAAGGGCGCCAAGTGCGCCTCGATGTCGATCATACCGGTACCGCCGGCAGCTCGCGCAGCAGCGCGGCCAGGTCGTGCCAAGGGTATTGGGTGAAGTCATTGGCCAGGCGGCAGCCTTCGGCGTGCCGGAACGGCTGCCCCGCGTCGCGCGCGCACTGCCCGGCGCTGCATCCGGCACATAGCACCGCATTAGCGTCGAGCACCCAGTTCAGCGACCAGGCGTTGACCCCGTCGTCGGGCCGGTACCGGGCCGCGTTTTGCTCACGGACGCTCATAGGGTGCGCCATTGCGGCCGCAGAGCCGACAGTTGTTCCTCCAGGTGCGCCAGGCTGCCGGCCGACAGCACGCCGCCATAATGCAGGCCCTGGAGCAAACGCCAGAACTCCATCGGCGCCCGGGCATCGGCCTCACCAATCCGCTGGCTCAGGTTGCAGGCCAAGGCGGACAACCCGTCGCAGTAGTGCCCTTCCAGGGCTAGGAACACCCCCAGGGTTGAACTGAGGGCCGCGGCGCCGCTGGCCAGCTCAGGCGTGCATGGATCTTCAAGGGAGCGGTGCAGCGCTTTGGTCGGACTGGAATCAAAGTTCATGGGCACGTCCTTGTTCGAGTGAGGCGCCCCCAGTGCGTAAAACCAGCGGCGGGGGTTGTGGTGTACCAGTGTAGGAGGTTCTGGTCACCGTGGGCCTAAAAAAAGGCCCCCACACCTGGGCCGGGTGTGGGGGCCTGTTTGACATAAACGCCGTTACTCGTAACGCGGTAGTCACTCCCCTTTCCCTGGCGGCGGCAGTCCCAGTTTCTCGTTGTGCACTTCATTGAGTCCCGCGCACAACTTGGCGTATTGCACCCAATCGATTGCCTCAACCTTGACCATGGCCGCCAGGTAGCCATGGGCGTACTTGGTTTTTTCGATCACTTCGGATTTGGTCGTAGCCGTTGCCACGGCCATAATTTGGTGCTGACAGTGCATGAGCGCGCTTTGGCGCTCATGGCTACTGAACATTGGCATGGCGGGGGTTCCTTTCTGCTCATCATGTGCGTTATTGAAAAGCTTTCCACAGCTGGTAACAGAAGAACCCCACTAAAAGAAAGCCGGCAACCAGTCCGCTAAGCAAGGATGGGATTAAAAAAACCCACCAGACCCGCTGTGAACGAATTTGAAATTTTCTCGTAGATGCAAGGAACAACTGGGGAAGTTTAGGTCCTCTCATGCTCTCAATCATCGCGTTTGTTCTGGACATATGGATACTGCCCCAGATCATTTTGACGATTTCCCATGAGATAAAGAGCATCAGTGAAAGTAAACCCAGAAGCCCACAAAGCGCGTACAGCCCGGGAGGCAGTTTCGGTGACAACGTAGACCAAAAACCAAACAGGCCTGCATACCCAGCGACCAAAATGAGATTCGTGTAGTTGGTAGCACCCGCCATCTGCTTTTCGTTCAGTTGCATCAACAGGTCAGCCTCTTTATCCCTTTCGAGGTGAAGCTGAAACTCTCTGAGTTCATCAATAGCTTCCGAGTGCGTATTCACCACGCTTTCCACCTGCTCATTCCATTGCTGCTGATTCAT